GCTTCGCAGCGTAAGACAGCGCAGCACCGCGCTGACCGATAAGACTCTGAAGATCAGCACCGCCACTAGCGAAAGCGGCGTTACCAGCGTTAGTGGCTACCTGAGCGGCTTGAGCCGCAACTGAAGGATCGGCTCCGATCTGAGCGAGCTTGGAAGCAAGGTCTCCCGACCCCTGACCGGCAATGCGGTTAGCGATAGCTTCGTTAACTTTCGCGCCCTGACCGAGAGCGGCGTCATACGCGCCCGCGATAGGAGCGGCGGTATCCTGAAGGGCGCTCTGTAGGCCCTGTCCGTGAGCTTCGTATGCCTGCCGCATCCGAGCTTCGGCAGCAATCCGCTCCTGAGCGAGCTTCTGAATAAGAGGACTAAAAAGACCCTGAACCGTGGTTTGAGCCTGAGCTAGCAGGGGATTTGCTACTGGAACGCGAGTGGGAGAGGGGGCAACACGGCTAGGGGCCGGACGCCGTACCGGCGAAGGCACCCCACGAGCGTAGTACCCGGAACCCTTAGCGAAGCCAAGGCTCTGTCCAGGCTTGAGCTTCACACTAGTCTTAAGGGTTTCATAACGACCCTTGCCACGCGGCGGAAGTAGCGGGCGACGCCGCTTAGCAGGAGCGTTAACGGGGAGAATAGCCATACGCTAATGATAGAGCCAAAGAATCTAAACTAAGGGATATGGCTTTCCTCGATCAGACTCTACGCGGCAAGTACAACCCTCGGGCTTACGTGCCCGGAGGTTCCTCTAAGGCTAAGGCTAAGAGTATTCAGTCCAAGGGTTACGCTAAGCCTAAGGCTAAGAAGCCTGTTTCTCAGGTCGCCGCAGGCTCCGCCAAGCCGAGCATTGCCAACATGCTTGGCGCGCAGAAGCAGCAGACCGATATCCAGAATCGCGCTCCTGTTTCAACACAAATGGCCGTGAGCTATGAGTCTGATCCCGTCCTTGCCCGCATCCGGGCGCTGAACCAGCAGACCCTTGCTAACGCTCAAGCTGAGGCTGAGAGTATTAAGAAGAAGGCTGTTATTGACACCGGCCTTGCCGATGTTGGCGCTCAGGTCGGCGTGGACGCCGGTACGCTTGAGGCTGCACGTAGCAATCCTTTCTCCGCCGCCGCCCTTCTGGCTCGTGAGTCTGCGGAGCGTGGGCGCTCCCTAGACGAGCAGCTTAACCAAGGAAATTTGTTTTATTCGGGCCACCGGGCTGGACAGCTAAGCGATCTTGCTTTCAACACGACTCAGGCTCAGACCGGCCTTGCTAATGATCTTCGTTCTCTTCTTGGTCAGGCTGACCAGGGTGTGCTTATGGCGCAGCAGCAGGCCACTATGGAAGAGCAGGCGGCGATTGAGGCTGCCGCCGAGGCCGCACGCCAGGAGGCTTTCCTTCAGTCCCTGCTTGCTCCTGCCGTTGAAGAGCCGATCTACGATGATCCGCTCGCGAGTATCGCTGGCGGAGGCTATGAGCCTGTTGCGGCAGACTACTACGATCCTCTTGATATCTTGCTGGCTAACCAGCTTGAACGCGGCTACTATTAACCGTGTACTCAAGAATCAGATAGATTGTGTAGTCCCAATCAATGCGCTCGATCCACGGTTGCATGTAGTCATCTCCGGTATCAGCGGCGATGTAATGCATTATCTAATCCCGTAGAGGGTGATGCGAGCCTGATTCGTCCAGTTTCCGACAGTTGAGAGGAACTGAAGCCGTCCTATAGGATCGACCGCGCGCCAAATCCCGCTGCCGTTCCGGTGAATAATCCCACCCGCACCGCCCGCAGCGTTGTAGCGCATCCCCTCAAATTGGTAGTTGCGATAGATGGAAGTATCCCGGTAGAAGGGAAAGAGTACTTCTGTGGTGGCGGGAGAGTTAGTGCCCCATCCAGCAGGAGCCGCAAACTCTGTGCCAAGAAAACCCCATGTTTGCAAAAGCACTTCGTTGGAGGTAATCGAGGAACCCTGCAACAAGGCGTAGGTATAGCTGTACGCCGCCGCAGAGTTGTTGTTGAAACGAACCATGCAGCTACCCGCCGACGTGTTATCGTGAGCGTACCGGATGATTGCCTTCAGGTGCTTGTAGGTCGTGGGAAGATCCCCGCCGAGGATCGTGTTGCTATCCACGGTGCCACTTGTACCGTTGGGAACGTGATCGAAAATAAGCTCAACAGCCCCGGCAGGCCCCCAGGTGCCGTCACCCTTGAGAACCTTGGCCCCGTCTGCGGGGTAGCCAGTAATCTTGGCAGGAGGAACCACACTCAGGTTACTTCCGTCGAGACCGCCGTTGAGCAACGCCTGAAGATCGGCGTAGTTAGCAGCATGGAGACCAGCCCCAATATTCTGACCGGCTGAAGGAACCTCAAGATTGATCGTCGGCATACAAGAAGTCTAGAGTTACCGGTTGCCCAGATCAATGCTCATAAGGTTAATATGGCTCAAACTCCAAGCTCCAATCTCTCGCGTCATACCACCGAGAACCGGCCTTGACTGTTGCGTGAGGCTAGAGGTTTCGGAGATACGCATGGAGAAAGACCGGAACGTACCGATGCTATAGAAATCCTGAAACCCCTGGAAGCGACCAGGGCCGTAGATTGAGGCGGGATCATCGTAGATCGAGGCGGGATCGTCATAAATAGACGAAGTATCTTCGATATCTACATGAAGCGTTCTCAGGTTTTGATCTGACTGATAATCCTTGTACAAGGATGCATCGAATTCGCCAAATCCAACGAATCGAGCGCGCCGCACGCGGGTCTTGTTTCCGAACGATGGTTCGATCCAGTACGTTTGAAGGTGGCTTGCGATAGCTACGCCGTCATCGAATCCCCCCTTATGAGAGTTGAAAATAAACCCGTTATACATACCCATGATTAGGTCAATATCTCCCCTGCCCATGGAGGCATACGCCTGCGCGGCGTTGGTATGAGCCATAATCGACCCGGTAATAGGGTTAAGCTCAAAGGCAATAGTGTTCTGAGTCTCTGCGTTACCGGGATAAGAGAACCAGAGGCGATCCTGATGCCGCCCTGCGGCGCATAGATCGGAGCGGGCCTGATTGATATTGTCCTTATGGAAGAAGTTTTCCACCTTGTTGCTTGCCTCGACCATCGGATCGACTCCGTTTGTGTAGTAAATCCCTCGTGGGGAAGCAACGTAAGTACGCCCATAGGCCGACACCGCCCCAATGGAAGAGCCGCAACCAATCGAGGCGTCAATCGTGTTATACGCACCCGTGGACGAGTCGTAGATACGGTAAGAGGAATCTTCCTTGAACGCCAGGAGGCCAGGGCGACCGCTAACGTCCAGGCCGGAAGCACCGGCCAAGCAGACCACCTTACCAGCGTCCTTTTCGCGAAGCTCAACCCATCCGTTAACGTTGAAAGTAAACGCCCCGATATCGGTGTAAGTAACACGGGAGGGATTCAGGGGGTTTCCGGCGAACCAACACTTTCCCTGCCAGGGGGAGCAAGTGTTTCCCTTCGGGGAATTAGCGGGAGCGCCCGTAACAGTTGTACCGTCGTACATGCGAACCCCGTCAATGGGATGAATCATTACGAGGTTTCCAAGATACTCACACATACCTGCACGATCATCGGTAGACCAAATATGAAAAGCACTACCATCGTTGATAACCATGTTCGGCCCGGACTGACTGACGATCAAGCCGCGCGAGGCCCAATGAAACAGGTTCTTGATAGGGTTAGCAGCGCCAGTGGCATACCGCTTTTCGTGACCCAGGCGCTTAGTAACCGCGCCACGCTCGTCAATGCTCACGTTAAGAGCATCCGGGATTTCTGTTTTGCCAAGCTCTGCCGCAGCGTCACGAGTGTTGAGTCCGTCAACGAAAGGCCCTAGTTGAATCTCTTTGATTGCCATTTCTATATTCTAGGGGCAGGGAGGGTAGTAAGCGTGCGAACGGCCTGCGGGCTTCCCCTTAGCTACCCTCCCTCTTGCTATACTGGCGGTCTGCGGAGGGCCAGCGCCGCCGAGAGTCTCATAAGCTCCTAGGCCGGGGGGCAGCACCCCGCCCGCTCCCAGCTATCTGATATACTGAAAGAGTCCTAGGTGACCACCTTCGCAGGACAGAGAGTACGGGTGGCGGAATCGTGGGAAGTGGTCTCCCCCCGCCACCCAATCTTTTACCACCCGATGTAAGGCACAAAGGCAGGCGCAGCGTCGCCGTAGCTCATAACGCTAGAGCTATATGCCAACCGGAGGTCAGCAAGGTTAGCCGCCCAATCCTGCTCTGCGGCCTGCCAGGAAGGATCGTTCTCGATCCTGAGACCCTCAGAGGTAGCGCCGTGAACCAGCATCCAGTGAAACTCCTCTGGAAGCAGAGGCACGTCAACATCGTTGACAAGCCGAGTCCACTTAAGCTCCCCGACAATCACGAGGTCTTGAGCGGAGGCGTAAGAGGCGTCAAAAACAACAGAGTTATTGACTACCGTGAAAGCGATAGCCTTACGACTAGCGGAGGTCTCCCCGGTGTTGAAATCCTCAGGTCGGTCTGCGTAAATCCCCGTCCAACCGATTCCCTGGCCCTTGTAGATCGCGTGAATCCTCTGAAGGCCGAGTTCCGCTAAAGTGACGCTTCCGGTAGATGCCGGAAGGGTGTATTCAACGGAAACTGTTTTAAACGACCAGGGATCAATCGCCCAGACGCGCCCGTAGCGAGAATTAATCCAGTTCTTAATCTGAGCGCGCTGCTGCTCATCGAACCGGTCGGTCATAACCGCGTCCTGAATTTCCTTAAAGGTCATGGACTAAGTGTAGGTTCCTAACACTTAATCGGAGGAACAATCTCGGCCAGAGTCCTTTGATTACGATGATGCGCCGCCATAGCTTCGGCGGGACGAGTCGAGTAATAATCGTAAGCGGGGTCTCCCGGCTTAAGCTTAAGCTTGCCGTCTGCGTCCAAAGGATCGCCCTGCGCGATTAGCATACGCAGCACGTCTCGATTCGTGATTTGATTGTCGCAAAGTTCATTATCCTGCTGATAGGACTGAAACAGAGCAAAACCAATAGCAAGAGACAGAATCAGGTATCCGATCAGTCCACGCCGAGGCGCGCTAACGCCTCTAGCTCCGCGCTCGCCCTTTTCGCCCCTCAGGCCGGGATCGCCGTGCTGTCCGTGGTCACCCTGTTTACCTCGTTCACCTTCTTTAAACATGTAACCATCCTAGCTGAAAAGCCAATCCAAGGGCGAATATCGTCAGCACCCAAGCAATCGTGATAGGCCAGCACTTGATCTTGTCTAGGGTCGGTTGAGTCATCGTCCTTCCTCCTCGCTCTCCCTCTCTTTCTGAATAAACTTCTGATCCGCTGAGAGGACGAACGGCAAGCCCATTAAGGCCCCCGACAGGGCTAGCAAGAAAGGGCGCTCCGCCCCCTCTCGGAATAGCTCGTGCGTGAATCCCCCTCCGCCCAGGAGGAACATGATGGTCTTTCGGTTGATATGTTCGCAAATGAACTTCCACAAAAGATTATTTCCTGTATTCAGCTTAGAACCGACCAATGACAATCGCTCCTCTACGAATCACCGCTACAACGTCATCCGTGATAAGAACATCGTTTTTATAGCGTAGGATCGCGTCCCGAATCAGGAGCGCGTCAGCAATCTCCACGTTGATCTGCGAAGCAAGCGTAACCTCGTCCGTGATATCGAGGTCGTCAGCAAGGAAAATATTGTACGCAGAGACCGCTGAGAGCGCGTCTGCGACGCTTACAGCATCCGTGAGGGTGATAGCCTGTGTTTTAGCGATAGCGTCTGCTATTGAGACGGTCTCAGTCAGCACGAGCAGCCTATCGAACCGCAGGGTGTCGGCAAGGCTCACGCCGTCAGCGATAGTCATTCCAAGATCGAACCGGAAGGCGTCTGCGACGCTAACGGAATCGTCAATAGACCGTTCCCAGGCCACTCCGCCTTCACCTTCAGAGGGAGTGAGTTCGTCAGAGAGAGGGAGAGTCTCGGTGAGGAGCATTTCCCTCTGGAAAGCCAGGGCGTCCAGCAGAGCGACCGTTTCCGCAATCGTCATGCCTCGATCAAACCGCATAGAGTCGGCCAGAGAAATCGTGTCGTTAACGGCCCGGAAAAACGCAGAGACTTTGGCGAGGTTGTCCGAGACAGATACAGAATCGTCAAACGTCCTGAAGTAAGCCCGGAGAGTAGCGATGTTGTCGGCAATCCCGAGAGTGTCGGCAATCACGATTGCACGATCAAAGCGGATAGCGTCAGAGACCGTAACCGAATCGTCAATAGGCTGAGAATGGGCCGTACCGCCAGTCCCTTCCTCGGCCGTGATTGAATCGTCCAGAATCACGGTTTCCTCGATAATCATGGCCCAATCGAAGCGGATTGCATCGTCGGAGACAGTTACGGAGTCGTCAATGTTCTGCTCATGGGCGGTTCCGCCCGTTCCCTCTTCGGTAACAAGATCATCGGCAAGACCAAGCGGAGGCTCTGTAATAGTAAGCAGGTATTCAATATACGGGGAGGCGGAGTCAGTAACAGTAACCGAATCGTCAATGTTGACGGTATGATCCGTCCCGATAACCCCGTGAACCACGATGGTTTGCGCCCGCCAAGCACGGGAAGCATTCTGAGTGAAAGTACCGGGATCTTCTGAGGACGCGGCGGAAATCTGCCGTGCGGCAACGCCGAGTAGACCACCAAGGTTTGTGCCTCCGACGCCGCCTGTTTTCTCGATCTGACCATCCGTATAGTTCGTGGGGAAAGTCGTAACGAGAGAATCGTTATCGGCAAGCTCTCCTGCCCCGGTGAAAGCAGCGATAGCAAGAATGTCCTTAGGCCCGCCCGTCACCGCACGGGACGGAGGATTAGGCACGTTGGAAGTACCGGTAGCCGTAGTGCCGATTTCAGGAGTAATAGCTTTGTCTGCCTGTTCGATTCTAAGAGCGCCCCACACCGAACGGGACGATGTTGATTGTACGAAAGTCGGATCAGAGGGTACTCCCGCCCCCGTGTAACGGATAATCGCGAACCCGTGTGCTACTGCTTCGTCAAGAAGCTCAGTCCAGCCCGTTAGAGCATTGATCGTACAAGAAACAGAGCCTTTCGCGATGATAACGATGTATTCATCGGTGGACGCACCCCCTGACGGGAGGGTTACGGCAAGGTTTGTGCCAGCGGAGGTTAGACCGCCTTCAGTAACACCGGCAACTACAGGGAGAGCCATTATCTAATCATAGTTTTAGCGGAATATCCGTACCTCTTTGGTCACGGTTGTACCGGGGACAACCGGGAAAGCCCAGGAGTAGATGTTTTTAAGAAGATTCTCCCCGTCCGTCGTAAGTTGAGGAACGCCAGGGGTTCTAATTCCATAAAACACCCTCCTAGCAGGAGCGGCAGAGCCGTCAGAAAGCGCAGCGCCAGTGTCATACGCAACCACGACGTTCGCCGCCGAGTTACCCGGCATATGCGCCAGTCCGTCAGCGCCCGTACCCGGAGACCCTACGCTACCCGTACCGCTCGCGACGGCGCTCAAAAGGTGTGTGATAGCTCCCGCCCCAAAGGTGGCGTAAGGCCCGTTATAGATCGCATGAGTGTTACCAACAATCGTGAAGTTGTCCGTCGTCTGCGAGGCACCGGGAGTACCAATCTTATGAGCCGTCATCTGAGTAGAGTCAGCCTCGTGAATCACCATCGGGATAGCCACCCCGGCGTACTTGGAAGCCAGCGTAGCCGCTGAAATGCTCTCAGTAATCACGATTCCGTCAAAGCCCGAAATATTCTCTGCGGTCTCATCGCTCACCAGAGTTACCGTATGCGTAAGACCCTCAAGATAGGCTTTGATAAGGTTGTCGGCGGAGACGGGCGCTCCCGCGTCGCCAACTATCTCCATAAGGTTCATTACTTCAAGCCTATAAACGTCGCCCGAGCTTGCTTGTGCGTAACACGGTCAGAGAGCGTGAGACCCCAATTGTGTTCCTTGTTAGCAAGGTCGGTGCCGTCATTGCGATGATTGTAGTAAAAGAACGGCCCGGTTACGTCGCGAGAGTTAACGAAAGCCTTGTACCGATCCCATGCCGCCTGAAGATAGGTTGCCTGCACCGCCTCGGAAACCGCGTCTACGTGCGAACCCGTATGCTGCCCCCATTCTGTGATAATCAGGGGGATATTGTCGCCTCTTGCGACTAGCACGGCTCGCATATCGTCAATACGATTCCAACCGTGGTTAACGTTTGTGTTAGAGGTATCGGCGGGATCAAGAGCGCCCGCCCCGCCGCTCCCCGTGTACGGATGGTAGCCCATGCCGTCCAACAGACCGATTTGTAACCCACCGTCATACAAATAGCCGAGAAACTCAGTATCAAGCCGATAAGTGGAGTGCCCCGTGGCTCCGCCTCGGAGGATGCCTCCGCCGTAGACCTTGGCGGTCGGATCAATAGCCTTCATCTTCGGAACGGCATCATTGAACATAGCGGCGAGCTTAGCCGCTCCCGTAGAGGTAACGTCAGCGGAGAACGAGGAGAAATTAGGCTCGTTCCAAAGCTCCCAATGATGCACGCCGTTATTACCCCTGTTGTGATATCGGCTTACCGCCGCAGCAGTAAAATCACCGTAGCTAGAGGCTAGTGTCGGATACGTCTGCACGGTGCCGCCGCTTCGCGCCCATGCAGGCGTGCGCTGAATGATAAAGTGAACCTTCAGGCCGATAGCATCGGCGGCGTCAAACATGCGGTCAGTGTCGGCCCAATTGTACGTGTTATCGGAGGTCTCAACGTCCGACCAGATAATGTCCATCCGGGCGTATCTCCCTCCCGCGCTTTTGATTAGCTCAAGCTCAACAGTAGTGTAAGGATAAGGTGCTGCTTCGTCGTAAAACAGGATGCCTCCACCCGTAGCCATTGCTTTCTCATAAGCGGCGTAAGTAATCGTGGTTGTCGGAGCAATCGTAGGCACCGTTTCAGTATAAGTGACGGTCTCAGGATCGGGGATCGTGTCAACATCGGTAATCGTTCCCTTAACCGTGAGGGTGACTACTTGGTTCCTCTTGCTTGTGAACGTTACTACCTTCTGGTAGGGGTGAAGCTCCGTCACATAGGTTGCCGCAGCAACCCCTCCGACAGCAAGGACTAGAACCGCCAGGATTACTAAGAGCTTATTGATTACCCAATGGTAACAGTCCACGTAATCTGAAGGGTGTCAGACGCACCCTTGTTGATCGCCGTGAACGTACCGCGAGCAAGCATCGTGCCCGAGGACGCAGCATTGAAAATACCCGCCTCAGCAATAGCCGCGTTCGTCGCATCGCCAGCCGCCCAATTGCCCACGTAAGTAACGACGTTAGTAGCGTCAGTACGTGAAGTAAGGGCGTTACGATCAATCTCCGTGCCTAGCGCGGTGTCGCCAGCGGCAGGAGCCGTAGAGCCAGTACCGAGGGCCATATGAGACATAGCCGCCTGCGACGGCGAAGCCGAAAGCTGATCTGCGATATGGTTCTTACCAGCAGTAACAACAAGGTTGTGAACCTCGCGAGTTTCCTTCAGGTTGCCAAACTCGTCAAAAAGCTCAACAAGAATATGCCCCTTGATCGTCAGGGCATCGTCAATGCTAGCCTCGCGTCCGACCTTAGCGGTCAGATCGTCAGACACGGAAAGAAACTCTTTAACCTTCATACGCTAATCATAGAATCAGGGCAAAAAAAACCCCCGAGCGCCATTGCTGGATCGGGGGCGTCGGGAGCGGCATTGCTGCTTGCACCGACTTAGCCATAGTAGCATCCCCGAACGTCTGCGTCGCCTGTAGCCTCAAAAGCGAGGATCAAACGGAAGTCATCGGGAACGTCATTGTCGTAAACAAAGTGCGTATCCTCTGGGATCGGGTAGCCGTTGGTTCCGTCCGGCATAACGCCGTCGTCTCGGAACTCAAGCGGCTGTCCCTTGGAGGTAATGAACACCCTCCGGGTCTCAGGAGGGATATCAGGCAGAGCTACGGGTGAAGTGCTTACAATGATCTTGAAATGCCCCAGAGGGGTTGCAGGGGCCAAAGAGACGTACTGAGCAAGAGCTTTATTAGGCTGATCGTTGCTCTCAGGGTCAAGATCGCGGTAGCGATGCCGAATGTTGCCGATGTTCTGTTCGTAGTCGGGCATAAGCTATAGAATAGACCTATATGGCTACCCGAAAGAGTATTTTGCTTAAAAATCTGGCCCTAGCTCGCGAAAAGCGCGCTGCAAACATTAAAAGGGCTAAGGAACCGATCAAAGCGCCCGAACCGGAGCGAGAGAACCCTCCTAATCTCGGTATTATCAGTAATCCGGGGCGAGAGCTAGCCGCTAAGGTCACTGAGCGGGCTATGATCGCCGGGTGGGATCGTGCGATTCAGGATTCGGCCTATGAGAACCGTGTTTCGGAGGATCGCATCCGTCAACTGCTTGACGAGGCCCTTGAGTACCAAGATAAGGCCGATCCTAGCGGCAGAATCGAGGGGCTTGAGGACTGGAAGGTAGAAAAACAGGGTTCTAGCGAGCTTGCGGCCCGTCAGCGGGCCTAACCTGCTTGGTATGCGAGTCCTTCGGGACTGAATGGAGACTGTAGCGGCCTAGAGTCTTGTCTTTACTCCAATCGTCAACAATATTCTCGATTGCCTCAAGACGCGCTTGTCTGCGACACTCTTTCTGAGCCGCGTTATTAACCGTGGCGTCCCTGATTGCCTCACGGATATCTCCCTCTTGAGACCTGACACGATCTACGACGGACATTGAGAGTGGGAGAGGGGTGTTTCCCTCGCGCCAGTCCAAGACCGTAAGGGGAGCAGCCCCGTCTACCACCATTTTGACGCTGTAGTAGACATACCCGAACGGAGACCATTCCTTATCCAAGAATAGACCATGATCGAGGTACGTTAGCTCCTTCTGAATCTGGTTTTCAAGGGCTTTCATTAGATAAGGCCCAGGAAGCGCAGAATCACAAGAATAAGAACGATCACGATAAGCACATAAAGTAGGTTCATGCGTATCAGTATAGCTAACGACCGCCCCGCGTGCCGACCGGGCGCACGGGAACCCTCAGGGAAGGCGGGAGGAAAGCGTTGGCTACAGGCTCACGACGGCGAGGCCGCATCCGGCCCGCCCGTTCCATAGCCAGGGCAAGCTGAAGCTGCCGTGCCTGATCGAAGCTCATCGGTGGAACCGGGTTAATCCTAGGGGCAGGAGCGGGAGGGCGAGTAGCCCGACGCAGAGCGGGAATCCCATGAGACTGAGAAATAGGACGAGGCGGAGCGGCGTTAGCCAACTCAGTGTCCTCAAAATCGTCTCGGAAATTACCCTCGTGCATAGCGTCCCTTTGCTTTTTAGCTAGGCCCTTGCGCTGTCGCCGGTAGCGTAGCATGGAACCGGGATCGGGTTCGCCGCGTTCGCGAGCAGCTTTGCGGCGGAACACGTGGGCAAGATCAGCGTTAGCGAAGCTGGCCTTGATCGGGTACTTGCCCTGGTGGGACAAAAGCCTATACAGATCAAACATTGCCGTAGTGTCCCGGTAAAGAGGATCGACGTACATTTCCGGCACGTAAGCTTCACGATCAATGCCGTGTCGGAGATTACGGGATTGCAGGTTGCGATTTGCTGATGCAACAACTTTGTTATCTTCATTCAAGAGATTGTATTGGCGGAATCTGGGATCGGGCCAACTCTGATCCATAATCTCTTTCTCACCGCTAAAGTTGTAATATTCGTCTCCCTTCTGGGCGATTTCAGCACGTAGACCAGGGGTCTTAGCGCCAAAGCGTCCCATGATCGGAACCCCGAGAATCTGGTTAGCAGCACGGCCCTGGCCGGTCATAGCGTCAATAGGGTTATTAAGAGTCCACCATGCGTCAGAGGCCGGTTGCGCGAGCATGGTCTTAAACATGTTCTCCGCCGTGTAGCCAAGCTGGTCGGGAGTAAGCGCGAGATAACGCGCCAAACGGTTAAGTCTGTTACCGCCTTTGTCCCTAGGTCTCGGTGATCCTGCCATTATCCCATTCTATAACGACGGAGGGGGCCGAAGCCCCCTCTTCACCGCCCGTCACTTTAGATACCCTGGTATTAGGTGGCCCTGTTCAGTACCGGCACCCGCACAAGCGCGTTAGGCTTGTGGAAACCAAGCTGCACAAAGTCAAGCAACCAAGCCTCGACCGGCGCAGACCGCGAGAACCGCTGAAACTTCGTACCCGTGGTCTCATCCCAATCCGGCCCCTGGTCGTAACCGTACAGAGTCAGAGCCGACTTGTTAATTCCGTAAAGCTCACCGGCAGGCGCGTCCAGATCGGGGATCAGCGGGCGACCGCGATAGTCAATCCCTTCCCAACCGGTTTGCAGGCGCGTAATCTTCGGCTGCCAACGGAACTGAGCCACAAGAGACTGACCGAACTTGTCGATAGCCGCAGGATCGCCAACCCAGAAATCGGGCTGAGTACCGGAAGCCTCGCGCAGACGCCTAGAGGCACCGTCAAGGACGGCCATGCTCAGGTCTGCGGCACCCGGAGCCGCTCCGCGACCCTCAATGCCCCGAAACTGAATCACGTTGGCAAGGTTGACGCCCTGGAACGTACCCGAGGTAGCGAACGGCTGACGGATACCCTGAATTGCGTTTCCGTAAGAACCCTCAATGTACAAACCGTGAAGGTTCGACGTGACAACCGTAGTATCAAGAGTGACCGTACCTGCGACCGGATCGTTAGAAACGATTTCGCGGCCTAGCGAGACCGTAGTACCGTTAGAACGGACAAGAACATCGACCACTCGACCCGGATAAAGCTGGTAGAAGTTAGCCGACGTACCGACCGGAACCACCGCAGCGGTGTTCGCGCCCGTAATCGCAGCAACAAGAGCGTCACCGGCACCCCAGAACTCTTCATTCTCGGTGCGGGACATAGCAATCTCGGCCTGATCCATTTCCAGCTTGAGCGCGTCACCGGCAGCGGCCCAATCGCGAGCCTCAACAGCCTTCATAAGGTCAAGCGAAATCTCAATGGCGTGCGAGATACGCGCCATGGTGACGTAAGCGACGTTATCGTTAAGCTGGCGGGCGATGTTAAGCGTACCCGTCTCAGCAAAGTTACCCGTACCCTGCTTGACATTCAGAATCAGCGGGATACGAACCTGACGCCCAACGAAGTTGGAGCGCCGGGTGTTGCGCTTAAGCTCGTCCATGAGGACGGTCTGCTTGGAGAACGTCTCCTGAAGCGGCCCGATCATATCGGACATAAAGTTTGAAAGGCTGGTAAGGGTCTCAGCGGTCATATAGGTGAATAATAGAAACACCCCCTAACCCTCAGTAAGCGTCACCTTAACTTCCTGCTCAGGACGTTCCAAACGCACCCATTTGCGGGCAATAATAGCCCTAGATTCAGGATCATAGGCAAACGGTTTCCATCCCGGAGGTAGTTGAGTCTCCCCGTGAAAATCCAAGGAGAAAAGATCAACCTTATGATACCCGTACACGTAGCTCCTTGACTTCCTCTAACAATTCCAAGGCCATTCCCACCGCAACCTCGATAGGAAGGCTCCCATAAGAAAACTCATTATCGTTAAGAGCTTCATCCCACCCCCTGAGCCACCGCTCCATCCAGGCAATACGTTCCTCATCCACTAGCCACCCGCTTCGCTCTAAACGCCTTCACAAGTCTGCGCTCACGCATCTTCAGCAGAAGATCGCGGATACCCCACTCGTCGTTAGGGCAGACTTCCGCATAAAAGTAGATCGCCCTATCCCAAACAACAAGGACGGCATCGACTTTGGTTTCAGCCTGCCCCGACTCCCAGGCCATGATTTCCAAGTCACGAAGCCGTCTGACGATATTCATTCTTCGACCAAATGTAAGGACGTTAGTGCCCAATCGGGAACCTCGTTACGGCGTCAAGCGCAACCTCAAACGCAAGCTGGCACTCCTCAGAGCAGAAAGCAAGCTGCACCCGCTCAAACCCGTTCTCCACAAGCAGGCGGTGAGCGTCCGAAGCTTCCCGCTCATCGCAGCGGGCGCAAAGGTCGTTAGGCATGAAAATATCAAGTAGGCTACTCATCCAGCGTCCTCCTCAAGAATCTTAGCGGCGTCCTCAAGAACCCCCGCCTCCTCAAAATACTTAGTACCCATATGCCAGTTCTCGTGCTCTACGTCAAGCGCCGCCTGATGCGCCTCAGCGGCTTTCTCACGTAGCAGAGCAATCAAGCGGTCGTATTCGTGTCCATCCATGCCCCTAGTGTACCCGGTCTCTCCCACTCTCAAACCAAACCAGGGTGAGAAGGAGAGGGGGTAGCTGCCCACTAGACACCTATTCGTCAATAGGACACGCACCCGAAGGCCCTTAGCGCAGGATCACTACCCCTTGTCACAGACTACCGAAAAATGTTACGGGTAGCCCTCGCTGCGCTCGTGGGGGCCTCGATTTCTTTGTTAAGGTTTCGTTAAGCCTGACCTGAACCCGTATCCGCTCGGGCCTGATCTGCAAGTGGCCGCGTGAGCTACGATGCTCAGCTAATGCCCGTATCATCTACGGCGCGGCCGGTGCGCTCATGGCGCTACTTTTAGTCTCGCGTGTGTGAGTAGTTTGGCCCTACGCTCAGGCCCTACGCTCAGCGTATCTATTCTTAGTAGTGAGACGATGGGCGAGTAACTTAGAGAGTGAGTGAGGGAGAGGGGTTAGTACTCCTTCCGGTTAGTTGGTAGCTCCCGCACCCGCATACCCTCGGCGTAGCCACGCTCTAGGGCGTCGCGCTCCTCAGGAGTGAGAGACGGCAGAGCCTCTAGCGTCTCATCGTAGCCCGCACGGTCAAGAGCCGATGCTAGGCCGTGGTCGTAAAGCTCAGATAGCTGCAAGCTGAACCCTCCTCGTTAGATTGTTTCCGATGGGCCAAGGTAGGGATTTGATCCCCCGCATCGCGCTAACCTAGGCCGTTTAGTTGTGTTTCGTTAGACCGCCGCGAGCACGCTCAGAACATGCGCGTCAGCCTGGGCGCTCTTATCCTTCAGAGCGTTTTCCATGTTGCGAACGATCCTCGGCGCACCCTTCCTCACCTGGGCGTAATGCTGGTGCCAAGTGTTGAAAGCCTGAAGGACGCCGAACGCCGTACCGTGCCACGGGGTAGAACGCTCGTCGGCCCGATAGAGCGTAATGATTTCGTCACGCTTCTTGTCGGCTACCGTCTGACCGCGCCCCTCCTCAGTCGGGCGAGGAAACACGGCGTCAAGCGTTGCCTGAAACTCCCGGTCGGACACCTTCCATGACGTGAGGCGCGCGACTTCCGCCGCGAAATCCTCGGCCATGGTGTGAACGATTGCGAGAGCCTCGCGAGCATCGTTGAGGCGGAGACCGCTGTACTTGCTATGGCGAAGCTTGAATGTCTGTCCGTCCTCATTCAAGCCCGCCGAGAGCGTGTTATCGCAAACCACGTTGGTAACCATACGCTTATACGTCGTCGCGAGGCTACCGTCGTAGCTGGTGCAAGCCGTGAGGCTAGGGCGAAACTCCACACCCTCGGGAGTCGTAATGTTCTCCGGGACTTCGACGCTAACCCAAGCCTGGGCGCGGCCCTTGAGCAGCCCTGCCGAAGCGATGGAAAGCTCATCCGAGAGGATAGAGCTAACGTTATCAATGAGCCACTCGCTGTAAGAGTGCCCCTGATAGCTCTCCTTGAAGATGCCAAGGACGCTGTTATCGTCCGAGCAGAGCATTGCCTTCCGGCCCGGAGCCTTGATCATCCGAGGAGGATTAGACCCAGGAGCCTTAACGAAAACGTCAGCGTCCTGAACCTCGAAGTTAAACAGCCTACGGTGAACGTCCCCAACCGGGATCGCCCCCGGATAGTGGTTAGGCTCCTCGGCCTGAAGATCAGCCCGATAGTGCCAAGCGTTGCCACGCTGATCAGTGAAACCGATCAGCGTCATAGTGTTGAGCCACTCTGAAGTCTCGGCAGACATTGTTAATCCTTTCGTGAGTAGGCCGTGCGGCCCGGTTTAGGCAAAGCTGATATCCGGCCCATCGGCCGGGGCTAGCGCGTTGCGGCTGTAGTCGTCTGACTCCTCCTCCCTCGCGACTTCTGCGCGGAAAAACCGGTTAGGGGTCTGAAAGTACGTGCAGGGGTGGTCAAAAGCGTTACGCGCCCTCTCAGGGGCGACCACGACGATTTCTGAGTGTAGCTCCGTCTCTCCGATCAGCCGAAGCTCACCCTCAACGTAGTGAAGCTCCACGGTAAAGCCCGCTGTACGGCGTGACAATAGCTCTGTCATACGTCCTCCAATCGTAGAACGGTTTACAAAGCAGCCGCGTCGGGCGCGACTCCTCACTAAATCGTCCTACCTTTAACTTCCGCCTACCCCACGCGGGCCAACCCGCGAGAGGCGGAGGGATCGGCGTTCGCGAGTACCGTCCCCGCGACGCGGAACCTCCCCCGGAGACCTTGCCTGATTCAGAAGCTCAGTGTCAGTATCCGGTAACTGCGTCCACTCTCATTCTCCCCCCTCGCTAATGCTCCAAACATGAGACCCCCCGACGCAACGTAAGCTTAACAATCAAGTGTGTTATGTCACAAGGGGCCTGGGGTACACTCACCTTTGCAATCAGCGCCGTTTGATATACTTGTTTGATTAGCGCGCCGCGTTCTAGTTGGAAGGATTAGCTATCGGTGCCCCCGGTGGCAACGCTTGTGACACCGTTATCTACGATCCGGCGGGTTGGCATCGTGGTTTCAGGCCGCTTCCCTGATACCGGGTTGGCATCGTAGATTTTCAAGCTCTTGCCTGAGTGAATCCCGCTCCCGCACAAGAGCAAGGATCGTCTGGTCTTTCCTCTCCATGAGCTTCCGCATAACAAGACGACGGTTAGCCTCCCGCTTGTAAAGCCTTCTAAAAGAATCACTCTGCTTACGCACCGGAGCGGTGCGGGTATCCCAGGGCGGTCGCTCAAACTCATACACCGGAACCTCGCCGGTTGCGAAGCAATGCGACAAGTCTAGGTTCGTGAGTACCTTGTCTGCCGTGGTAAAGAAAAGCCATTCTCTTTTGCGAAGGTGCGCTATCGCAGACGACTTCCTGCCCTTGTATCCGGCGCGTGCCTCTAGTTCTTGCTGAGTCGCGCCAGGAAACTCGGCGTCAATCACTTTGAACATATCTTCGCTCTTCACTAGTTCCATAGTCCTTAGTCTATCCTTTCTGTATGGCGAATAAACCCGCAGCGCACAAGGCAAACCTCGTAAAGAGGGCAACTTTCCTTGCCTCGCTACGGGCAGGCAACACGGTCTCCGAAGCTGCTAAGAGTGCAGCTATTAACAGGCGTACAGCTTACGACTGGCGGGATCAGGACGCGGAGTTTCGTGCGGCCTGGGATGATGCTATTGAGAACAGCGTTGAGGAGCTTGAGGCGGAGGTACGTCGCCGCGCCCTTGACCCTAATGATAAGAGTTCTCATCTGTTGCTCATGTTCCTTCTCAAGAAGCACAAGCCCGAGTACCGGGAAAACTTCAAGCGCGAAGTCAAGATCACGCACGAGAAGGTGCAGGAGTTTGAATTCTCTACAGAGGAAATGGACAACGCTCTGGCAATCCTGCGTGACGCCGAAGAGAAGAAAAAGCAAACAGACTAACGCGGCCAATTACTTCTGTAGTTACCATCGGCTCGTTCGTCTCCCGGTTCCGTGTCAGCAGCCGACAACGAGTCAAGAGTGGTGCGGGCCATTCGCCGCATATCCTCAGCCTGGTTTGCGCCCCGTCTGTAGGAAGCAAGTATCTCTAGCGACCGCACCGCAGCGTCTCGTTCCTCTTCGGCCTTCATCGCTCGCTTGCGCTGCTCAACGCTTCCCATCGCCATACTCTGACGAATCTCGCGCTCCCTGTCTAGTTCCGCCTCCACCGCACGCAGGCGCTCCAACTCCGTGCGACAGACAGACACGTAACAGGACGCATCGTGTGACTCATGGTCTCTCATTACTCCTCCCTGCTAACAGCTAGAGAGTCCTTAACGAAAGCGTCAATACCTACAGCATGTTCGTCGTGAACGACGATAACCCTTCCGCCTAGATCGCTAGTAACGTTATACAAAATAATCTCTAGCGTTTCCTCAAGCCACACGATCCGCTCTTGATCGGTCAACACACACCCCCACGGTACTGAGCAGGCTTAGTGCTAGTCCAATACTTAGCAAGCTCCGTGAGGCGGGTAAGCAGCGGGTTAGCAACCATAACGGTTCGGGTCACGAGTTTCCCACTCACCCGCACGATACGCTTCACGGTTACCTTAACCGGTACGCCGAAATGTGCTACAGCAAGTGTACGCACATAACGGTTAGCGAGACACTCGGTAACAGCTTCGTTAATAACTCCCCGCTG